ATCCGCGCTCAGATGCAGGCCGCTGAATCAACGATGCAACCCGGCCAATGCCCTGTGGCTGTAACCGATCCCTACTACCACCAGCAGGAAGCCATCAAGCAGCTGCTGGAGGCAATTGACGAGGAGGAAGGCAATGTCTGACGCATGGCGCTACTGTGAAAACCTGACCGACCCCGAGGCCGTCAAGCTGCTGGTGCAAGCCGCGCTATCCGCGCACGGGACGATCCATTTCGCCATCACTCAAGTGAACCCCGAGCAATTCGGCACCGTGCCCGATTGGGCCACCACGCAGCGTAGGCTGAAAGACGCCCTCAAGGCCATCGGCCACCCGGCTGGCGACCGAATAACGCCATCCCATGCGCCGCCCTGAGGTGGAATCGGACTCCACCCGGCTGGCGACTGATACCCGGCAAGCCCTGCGCCGGTTTTTTTGCAGGGCACCAAAGGCGACGGCCTGGGCAGTATGGAGCTGCCGAGGCCGTCTCACCAGCATCAAAAAACGACTTTGAAAATGGCTTCTGAAAATATACCCCGAACACCCGGATACCTGTTCTCCCCTTTCAGCCTTCGCAATTCAGATGTTGATAAGGTATCGGTGCCGGGCCATGCGGTTCAAGATTACATGGACCTGGTGCAGGACGTAGCGATGGGAGCATCATCGATGGTGCAGTTGATCTCCTGGAGTCGTGAGCGAGCAGAGTTTGACGAGCCTGAGTTGATGAATCGATATCACGAAGAATGCGTAAGCCGCCTACTTGCGCGCTCTCTCACAATGCTGGTAGAAGAAACTGAACGCAAGCGACAATGGGCCTACAGTTACCACACGCCCAAAGGCATTGCCGAGCGAGAATCCCAGCAATCCAATATCTCTACATGAGGTGGCACGAGTGACAGGGCACAGTGGGTTTTTTGCTGTCGGCCAAGAAACCTTCATTAAGGCGTGCGGCTTGGGTATCAATCCTGCCTGCGCCTTCCTGGTGATGGCCAGCGGTACAGGCGCTGACAACACAGTCACCCGCTGGAGCGCCGAGGCTGTGGGCCAGCGGGTCGCCATGCGCTGGACCACCGCCAAGGAGGCGATCGGCGCACTGTGCCGAGCTGGCATTGCCAAGAAAAGCGGACCCGTTTCAAAGCCGTCTTACAGGCTGGAAAAAAAGGGAGAGTTGATATGGCTTCCCTCTAGCCTGGTGGAAGGCTTCACCGGCCGGATCGCGCCCATCGTCCAACTCAGACAAACGCAAGATGCTATGTTGCTCCGCTTACTTTGCGAGCTGTACCTAAGTCAGAACTTGCGCGAAGATGGCGGAATCAGTACCAAGGTTGTTTATCAGACCTTTGCTTCTAAAATGCTTTTCAAACAGGGTAAGCATACTGTTTGGGATTTTCCAGATACCGGCAGTACCTTTGTCTGTTGGACGGGTGTGACCCTACCGCATAAGCGCGAAGTGTTGACGCCAGAAGAGGAAAATGCAGGCAGGAATGTGGGAATCGATTTTTTCCGCCGCTTCGAATTGCTTTGTTGGCTTGGACTGGTGAAGTGGGTGCCGTATCTGTACGACGGTCCTAATGGTGAGCCAATGCACCCGTTGAAGCACCTGGGTGTCGATATTGAAAGCACGCTCTATCACGAGGCGAGCGAGGCCGCACGGCGGATGGCGGACAAGCTGGGTACCATAAAAATCCCGGAACATGGGATAGCTGTTCCGGTGCCGAGTCACATCGCAGAGGCCACGCTTATCGGTGTGGCTCGCTTGGAGTATCGGCCCGCCACCTCGTTAACGGGTGTGTGGTGGGCGGAACACCAAGCCAGGTGCACCGCCTTCACCGAGCAATACAAAGCCCTTGCAGCGCCTGTTTCGGCGCCCGTGGCCCGGGGTGGGGGCCATCGAAGCGAGGACAAGTTTTGGTCGAATTTCTAGCTTGGGAAGACATCAAGGTTTCCTCAAGGTTTTTTCAAGGTGAAATTAAAAGTGTGTGCATGTCATCTTGCGCGTAAACGCGCTGTCGGCAAGGTCGCCAGCAGCAGGCAGCTAACCCCCCGACCCCCTCTACACGAGGGGGAGAAACAGCCGGTTCAACCAGCAGAAAAAGGAATATGAGCCAATCGAAGTACCGAGGGAAGGCCGGTAACGCAGCGAGCGTTACCAAAGCGTTAGGCGAGCGTTACCAGCCTGTGGCTGGATTGCATCGCGCGTCACGCCCGGGCGCCGCCACCACCACCCCGGGGAGTAGGTTCTTCCGGGGTGAGCCAATTGAGGGTCATTCACAGCGCAAGGCATCGCTAGTTCAATTGGTGGGGAAATGGTGAACGTGAACACTGAACGCGAGCAGGTGGACAGTGAGGCGCCCAACCTTTCGCAAGCGGAACTTGGGCGCCGCCTCGGTCTGTCACGCGCTGCTGTAACGCGAAACAAGCACTTGGGCATGCCGGTCGACTCGGTTCCCGCCGCCCAAGCCTGGCGTGAGGCCCGCCAGAACGTCGCGCAACGCAAGCCGCTACCCCAGGCACCACCCCAGCCTGATCGCAGCGAGAGAGGCCGTTGCGATCCAGCGGCCGACCTGCCTGACGAGCATCGTGATGCTGCCCGCACCCGCCGCGAAATTGCCGATGCCAACATTGCCGAGATGGAAGAGGCCCGCATGCGCCGCGAGCTGATCCGTGTGTCGGCAGTGCAGTCCCAGCTTGCGGTGGACTTCGCCACCACGCGCGATGCGCTTTTGCAAATCCCTGCGCGTATGGGTCCGCTGCTGGCTGCTGAGGGCGACCCGGCCCAGGTGCAGAACCTGCTGCATGCCGAAATCCATCAAGCCCTGGTCGACCTGGCTGGCTGTGCCGATCGGGTCGACAAGATCGAAGGAGCATTCGATTGACCGCCTGCAAAACCATGAGAGATGCGCCGCACCTGGCGCCCGACCGCCTACCCCCCCGGTTTGGGTCCTTCCCGCAACCCCTGTATGCGGGTCATTCACAGCGCGTGGTCGCAGTGTTTCACCGTGCTCCTAAAGGGGTTATGTAATGGCGACCATTGACCTAGAAGTTCACTTCACACAGGAGGCATTCGGCGCCCTGGTGGGCATTTCTCAGCCCGCCGTTTCTGGGCTCCTGGCCAGCGGTGTGATCCAGAAGGAAGGGACGGCTGCGCAATGGCTGCTGGCGTACTGCGCACGCCTTCGCGAGCAAGCGGCCGGCCGACTGGGTGCGGACGGTGGCGCCCTGGACCTGGTGCAAGAACGGGCCGCGCTGGCGCGTGAGCAGCGCATCGCGTACGAGCTCAAGAACGCGGTGACCCGTGGCGAGTTCGCTCCGATCGGTGTGCTGTCCGATGTGTTGGGCCTTGCGGCCGGCGCGGTGGCCGACCGCTTCGACCAAGTGGAGGGCTCGCTGCGCAAGGCCTGCCCGGAAATCTCCGACGATGTGTTGCTGACGGTGTTGGGCGTGGTCGCCAGCTCGCGCAATGAGTGGCTGCGCGCAACGGCCCGGTTGGTTGATTCGACGATTGACCGCATGCAGGCCGAGGACGACGCCACGGGGCCCGCAGACGCATGGGATGCACCTACAGGTGACGACGATGACTTAAGCCCGCTGGAGGCCGCATGAGCCGCCCGCAACGCATCAACATGAGCGAAAGAAACCGCCCAATGAACGCACGCGTCGAGCACCTCCCGATCAACTGCGCCTGGTGGCACCAGACCGCGCCAGTGGAGCCGCTGCAAGCGCTTCGCTCAGCGCTGAGCGCCATCGAGGCCGGTGAGCCACTGCCGGGGCCTGTAGCGCGTGTGTTTGCTGGTGCGCTGCGCCAGTACCTGAGCGGCACAGAAACCGACATCACCCGCGCGCTGGGACTGCGCCCGCGCAAGGGTGGCGCTGCTGAGCTGCCGACGCGCCTGGAACGATCACGCGCCAGAAACGAGATGATCTGCCGCGCCTTCTCCCTGCTGCCTGGGCGCGACGTGCACAGAGCCGAGCACCTGGCATCTTTGGCCGCATCGCCCCCGACAAGTTCGGTTATCACCGAGGCCGATCTGTCCGCTTGCATGGATGAGCTTCGCCAGCAGTACGGGGGTGATCTGCCCACCAGCGGGCGCCAGATTCTGCGCATTGTGCGAGGCCAGACCGTAGACGCCCGGCGACGCTGACGCGGTGTGCGATTGGCTGTCATTCGGCCATAGCAAGCGACATTGGGTTTCCCCAACCGGAGGCCCAATGACACAAACCTTTTATGAAATCGACGACAGAGGCGTTACGACCCGAACCGCTGCCGAGCCACAACCGCAGTGCGTGAAAATCCACGGCCCCAAAGTCCGCGTGCACCGGGACCTGACGATCGAAATGCACGGCCCGCACTACAGCGCCAAAACGCAGCTGAGCGTGGATGAGGCGCTGGGCCTGGCCATGATGCTGCTGCTTGCATGCCGTGATTACCCCGGCGTGCGGACGCTGCCGAAGGGTGGTGCGCAGTGAGCGCCCATCTTCAAACCCGCACCATCGTTTTCAACGTGCGTGCCGGTGAAGTCGCAGACGGTGAGCCCATCCCCTGCACCATCGCCACCACGGCGCCTGTGGGCCGCGCTGGCTTGCTGGAGGTGCTTGATTGCTCCGCCGCTGGTGTTGACCTGAGCCGCGCACCCCTGCCCCTGATTACGGTTCACAACACGAATCAGCTTGCGGTGGGCGTGGTGGATTCTGTGCAGGCCGTGGGCGACCGCGTAACAGGCCTGGCCATCTTTGCCACCAGCCCGGAGGCCCAACAAATTCGCGCCGATGTGCTGGCCGGTACGCACCGCTCGCTCAGCGTGGGCTACATCCACCTCGACGAGGGCACACCCATCGAAGGCGGGCTTGCCTACCGCTGGCAACCCTATGAAGTCTCAATTGTCCCCGTGCCGGCCGACACCGGCGCTGGCTTTTTTCGTTCATTTTCTGGAACCCACCTCATGACCACCACCCCCACCATTGCCCGGCGCGACCCCGACCAGATCACCGAGACTTGCAACCGCCACGGCGTGCCCGACTTCGCCGAGGGCTTGCTGCGACGCGGGCTCAGCATCACCGACGCCCGCCTTGAAATCCTGGAGGAGCTGGCCCGGCGCGACCGTGCGTCCGGTGGGCACCACAACAGGAGCGGGCGCGACTTCAACGGCGACAACACAGGCACCCGTGAAGCCATCGTTAACACGCTGGTGTCTCGCCTGGGCGGGCGCACCACTGGCCCGGTGATCGGTGCGGCCGATTGCACCGACCTTGCGGTTCGCGCCCTGTCACTGTCTGGCCAGCGCGTGAGCGACAGCGACAGCCGAGACCGCATCCTTCAACGTGCCTTGCACTCAACCAGTGACTTCCCGGTGTTGCTGGGAACCGCGGTCGGGCGCGTGCTTCACGGCGCCTACGAAAACGCCCCCTCCGCGCTCAAAACCATTTCCCGGCTGACCAACCTGCCCGACTTTCGCAACAAGAGCGTGGTGCGCCTGGGTGGCGCCCCGGCGCTGGAACGGGTCAACGAAGCGGGCGAGTTCGCCTACGGCACGGTCCAAGAAACCGCCAACGGCTGGCGCCTGACCACGTTCGGCCGCATCCTTGGCCTGACCCGCCAGGCGATGGTGAATGACGATCTGGCAGGCTTTGCGGACCTGCTGAGCAAGTTCGGCCAATCCGCCGCGCGACGTGAGGCCGAGGATCTGTCGGCCATCCTGATCGCACCGCCACCAATCGACGGTGTTGCGCTGTTCGACGCGGGCCGCAACACGCTGGTAACCGGTGCGCTCAGCATCGCGAGCCTGGGCGTTGCCGTTCGGGCGCTGCGCCAGCAAAAAGACCTCGACGGTGGTTTGGTGATGCAGGAACCGGCGACGCTGGTGGTGCCCGCCGCACTGGAGATGATCGCGCGCCAGCTGGTGGCCACGTTCAACCCAACCGCCGCAAGCGATGTGCAGCCCTACCCCCTGCAGGTGGCGGTGGAGCCGCGCTTGGACGCAGCCAGCACTGTTGCTTGGTATCTGGCTGCTGCGAATCAGTCCGCGCTTGAATACGGCTACCTCGACGGTGCTGCAGGCGTGCAGATCACCCAGCGTGAAGGCTTCGAAGTCGACGGCCTGGAAATCAAGGCCCGTCTGGACTTCGGTTGCGGCTGGGTGGCGCCCGTGGGCTGGGTCAGGTCGACCGGCGTCTAAGAGAGCCTCATTCAGGCTTGCGGTGCGAGTAGGTCGCCATAGCCCGCAAGCCGTCTTCGATGACGACCACCCCGCACCCCGGTTCGGCTGAACCGGATGCAGGTCGGCCCCTGGGGACGCGCGTGACCCCCCGCGCTTCGAAGCCGACCCCCTTTTTTCTGGTGGTGCCTTGATTGATCGGTGGGGCGCCACGGTGTGAGCAACGCGGCCTGCTGTTTTGGTGGCGGTGGTGCTGCGCCAATCCCCACACAAACCCCGCTTGGAAACGACCGGGGTTTTTTGTTTTTCGCCTCTTTTTGGGCCTAATCCTTATGAGTCTTTTTCTCAATAATCACTCATAAGGGCAAAAAGCGTCAGGGTTTACCCTAGGTTTTCGCGATAGGTCCCGATAACGCATTTTTTATCGTGGGTAAAAAATCACACCTCGGCCGCCAGGCGATCGCACACCGCAGCGTGTAACATCGGCGCAGGTTTTGCTTCACACCGACCGTGAAAAGTCAAAAGCCACCTACCCCGGCAAGGGTAGATGGCTTTCTGGGAGCAACCAGTTCTAACGCAGGTAAATGCCTGATCGCTCCGTTGTGACGATTATGCCAAAGCCCTGATTCGACTGCACACCATGTTGTACGTCGGCACTTGTCGGGGGTCGCCTTCAACTTGACCCACCCCGGCAAACTGCCCCCGGCTGGCATGGCGTGGCCTAGGCACTACAGCGGACACCATCCAAAGTGCCACCGAGAGGCGTAAGCCGCGACCGGGGATGGGCAGGGCGCAACCTGTGAACGCGGCTGTTATCGGCGAGCGCCCGCCTGATTGCCCGGTTCGTCTCCGAGCCTCCCCCGGGGAGCAGACAGAACACGGAAAGCCCTTTAACTCGCTTGCTTGCGGGTTAGGGGAAGCTTTCCGGCTGAGCAACCGGCCCCCCCGCAAAGAGCAGGTGTTTGAGTACCAGATGACCCCGGTTTGGGGCAAGTTTTCTCCGGCTCAAATTCGATTTATCGAAGCAAGCCGGGGGGGACCCGCACCAGCGGGGGGCGCGGCTACAGCGCCGGTAGGCTTGTCCCCACTGAAAGCCCGGCAGGGCGGCCCCGTAGGGGTGATTGGGGGCAAGGCGTCCCGTACCCGTGTCCGCGCGCGCGCGAGAGAATGCCAATCATGAAAATCACACGCCAGTTCATCCTAGAAAACCGCACGCCCCGAGGTGCCTGGACACGCCTACAGATCGAAGCCTTGGGCATTGAGTGGCCACCCCAGCAAGGCTGGATTGAAGCAGCCATAGGCCGGGAGCTGACAGCCGATCAAGTTCACCAGTTCAAGACCTGCAAAACAAGCATCAAGCGCATGGGCGCGCCCATCGTCGGCGTGAGCGCCGCAAGCGAAGCCACCACCGAAGAACTGTTGAACAGCATGGCCGCTATCGTTGCCGAGCTGCTGAAGCGCCAGGGCAGGACAAGCGCGCCGCCGCCCGAAGCCGTAGAGGCTGAACAGGTGGGGGAATTTCCCCCACCTGTTGCAAAGCACGACCACGGCCCCCACGACGATTCACCGCCCTGGGACTGACCCCCCCCGGTGTTTGAATGGCTGTATGATTCAATGAATCAACACTTCTACCATTCAAGGATTCAATGAAGATAATCGCGGCCATCAACGAAAAAGGGGGAGTCGGAAAAACCACCGTCGCCGCCAACCTTGCCACGGCATTGCACCGCCAGGGCAAGCGTGTGCTGCTGATCGATGCTGATCCGCAGGGCACCGCTACCGACTGGCGCGCCGCCAGCCCTGAGGGCGCCGATCTGCCAAAGGTGGTGGCAGTAGATCGCCCGCAAGACCTCGAAGCCGCTTTGCGTGGCCTGGTGGTTGACGTGGTGGTGATCGACACGCCCGCCCGTGCTTCGCAACTTGCGGCCGCTGTGGTGCGTGTGGCGCACGTCGCCTTGATCGTGCTGCAACCCAGTGGCGCGGACGTGTGGGCATCGGCTGCGACAGTGAAGCTGATCCGAGCGCGCATCGATGCCGGTGGTGCGATTGACGCCGCCTTCCTGGTGAACCGCGCCGGCACCAAGACCCGGCTTTCCAAGCTGATCCAAGAGGGCACCTGGAATGGCTACGGCTTCGACCAGCTCGAAAGCACGGTGGGCAACCGTGTTGCCTTTGCCGAGTCCCTGACAAAC